GCATTAAATCCGTACATATGATATGGAGTTGATGATGTGTAATATCTTTTTGAATAAAGATAATCTTTTACATTCACAAAATTGTTTCCATCTGCATCTAGAGATACATATTCAGTTTCAAAAGGTCTTGCCATTTTAACATTTCCTTTGGTAATGATATGGTAGATTGCATAATTATCAGGATAGCCGTGAGCGAATAATCCATCAGCATCTCCCACACCACCACATAAAGTAAACTCTTCACACTTTTTGAAAAACTGTCTCATAATTCTATTTTCCTCATTTTCAGTGATCTAGTTCCTCTATACCAAACCTTACCCTCAATATTTTTTCCCACTAGATTTTGAATATCTAGTTCACCACCAACTTTAATTGGTGTATTTTCATCAAGTATAGGTTCACTTTCATCTTGTTCTTGAATTGTTTCTTTAACTTTAAAAATTAAACTATCAATAAAGGACTCTGTATCTGTTAAATCTAGATCAAAAATATCAATGGCAAATTTATCATATTCATCTATTTTTTTTAAAGAATGTAATCTACATATTCTCATAACTATTTGTTGAGTATCAGGTAGATACTCTTCTATTTTTATTATCGCTTTTATTATCGAATTCATTTGTATATTCTCCAAAACTTAGGATTTACAAATCCCATTGAATAATCATTATCACCATCCTCTTTATATACAAGTATAATATCACCAACAATCGCCAATCTCTCACCTTCAAAATCATTTGAATGACTTGCAGTACAATGTTCCATAGCACTTGGAAATAAAATCAAAGTGCCTTCCTCTGGATTTATAAAAAAACTCGAAGCGTTTAGTTCATTACTTTCTCGAACACCATCCTTTATATCACTTGTATTCAATCCATCAAACAATCCATTAAGATTGCTTGCGTTAGCAAATTTAAGAACATGAGAATTAGGTGGAGTATTAAGATAATATGCAAATGATATGTGACTCGTTGAATGAGTATGCCATTTAATTGTTTCGTGTGCTGCTTTAGAACGAGAAATCCAGCTTTTAGTAATTACAAAATCAAATATATCTTTATACTTTAGAACATCATGTATATAAATTCTAGTTTCTGATATGATATTTTCAAATAATTCCTCTAGTTCATCATCTAAATGTATAAATGGATTACCTGTATTTTCACTTGTAGTATTAAACCATTCCACTCCGTCTCGATAGGAAACTTGTTCATAGTCATACTTAGGATATACTTTGTAAAAGATATCTTTGTATTTTTTATGGTTGGGAATCTCGCTGACGTAAATTGTGGTTGGAAAGATATTAAATATTTGCCTATCCATGATTTTGCACGACTCCCCATGATGTAATTAGATATTTGTCGCCACCAATGGGAGGATTTCCTCGATGAGTATGTGTAAATCCTGCAGGGAAAATTAATACATCACCCTTGACAGCTTTTTCTCTACGATTTTGATATAAAAATTCTGTTTCACCACCTTCAAAGTCATCATTTAAATATAATTGTATGACAAATTGTCTTTGACAATATGTAACTGAACCATTTTCATGATGCCAAGCATGAAATCCACCACCTATCGGTATTTTTTTTACTTTTAAATCATAAATTAAAAATTGTTGTCCATTTAAGATACTAAATGTTTCAAGATATTCTTCTATGCAAGGTTTAAATCTAGGAATAATCTCTTCTGAAAGATAACTGTATGCAGGTAAATCATAGTGAAAACAACAGTTTACAGCTTTATGATCAACATAACTACTATTTCTCTTATCAAAGTTTAATTCACTATTTTTATCAAATATTTCTATGTACTTAATATATTCGTCACATTCTTCTGCTGAGAAAGCTCCAGTATATCTTCTTATTAATTCAAATTCAGATGCCATATGCAGAAAATAATATTAATTATAGCACAAAAAATTTAAAATGTAAACTACGATACTCCAGTAGCGGTTGTACTTCCAACTATCGTACCACCAGGATTTATTTGTATTCCACTTAATCCATTACTTCTTCTTATCGCTGCTCCTCTTGCACCTCCATTACCAGGTTCATTACCTCCTGTACCTCCTTGAGCATCAGTATTATTTGGTTCACCACCCTTTCCACCTTTAGCACCACCAGCTTCACTTTGGTTATCACCACCACCACCACCATTACCACCAGTGGTTAGTGTACCACTACCACCAGGACTTCCACCTGCATCAGAAGGACTTGAACCATCAGGAGAACCACTGGGTACTGGACCGCCAGCTCCACCAGCTCCAGGAGGGGATCCTGCACCACCGCCACCTCCACCTCCAGAGGCTCTTCTATCTTTACCTTTATCAGTTTGACGGCCACCGCCACCGCCACCTCCTCCACCAAATCCACATCGGATTAATGCACCAGAAGAGATATTTACAGTGATATTTGATGATTGAATTCCTAAACAACTGGAACCTGGTTTACCATTTTTTTGTGCTTGTGTTGGAGAACTTGAAACTCCATTTTGTCCAGCACCACCATTACCTCCAGATCCAAATAATTTAGCGTTACTACCTATATCAACTGAAACTGTGGATGTTGGATCCCATGTTCCTGTTCTCAATGCACATCTAGATTGTGCCTCGTTATTAGAATTGAATCTTTTATTTACATTAATATAAATTCTACTTCCATCTTCTTTTTTTGGTCTAAATCCACCTATAACAGTAACATTATTGTTGTTCCATTTATCATTCTTAGCAATAATTCTATCTTCTTGAGTTCCAGAGTGACAATCAACCACGATATTAAGTTGTTTTCCATAGAAATCACTAAATTTAATTTCATCATTAGATCCTGTTGGTATTCCAGTGTCTAAAGGTAAGTCTGGTAAAGATGAAGAATCTGGTAATTCTGTAAGTTTTCTGTAGTCACCAAGAGATCGACTATCGTTTTGACCAAATTCAGTCTCTATTTCTCCAAATGATAATTGTGGTGGTGGTGAAGCAAAACTTTTAATAGTCATTAGTTACAATCTTGCCATGTAGATCCATTAAAGACCTGTAGTTTATTTGTGCTTGTGTTATATATTAATGCACCAGATATAACACCTTGTAAACTATTTCTTCCCGATGTTGATACTTTAGGTGGTAACATAAATCTCGCTGTTGATACACCTGCATTAGAGAAGTCAACAGAACATCTCATTTTATCTTGACCAACACTTAATACTTTAAAAATTGCTATACAATTACCTGCAGATATGTCAGCGATAGCTGGAATTGGAGAGTCATCATTAATCTCTGCTGGATTATTTTGTTTAATTCCAACCTCTCCAGTTGATCGTACAAATACACGAGAGGGATTACCACCAATAATAGGAACATTTATTTCAACAACATCATTAGTTGATCTAACGCTGTCAGCTGTACCACCACCAATCGCTATTAAATCAGTTTGCATAGTATCTGCAAAGGTGCCGATACCTCCTACTGTCATATTGTTAAATGTTGATATGCCTACAGCTGTACTAACATTTCCGTTAAGATTACCAGAAACGTTTCCTGTCAAGGAACTTATGACTGCAGATGCACTAACTAAATTAGAAACATTAACACTATTTTGAACATTTACCGTGCCTGTAAATGTTGCTCCTCCAACCACATGAAGTTCATCTGAAGGATTTGTGATTCCAATACCAAGTGAGCCACCTACTCCTGTAAGTGTCATTAATTTAGCACTATTCGCACCACGATGCCAGATAAAATCTCCCTCTACAGCTGAGGGATTATTAGCACTTAAATGATAATTGAAGTTACCTGTGCTGTAATTAATAATATCTAATGATGTAGGTGTACTAAAATTAAATCCTGGACCCCCTCCATATCTTATTTCACCAGTATTTACTTTTTGTAATCCAGTTTCTCTTCCAAAACTTAAACCAGCGATACCTGTTTCACTTGTAATTTGTATTTCTGCATTACCAGACTTTCTAAGTTGTACATCATTGACAGGAGCTTCAGTTATTCCAACACCAAGTCTAGTTGTATGTACTGTTGAAGCAGCACCAACATAATTAAGATCATAATTTTCAGTGCTAGTGCCAACTCTTCCGCTTGTCTCTACATGCACTAATTCATACCAACCACCTGCGTGTGCGTAATACATTGAACCAGTCGCATGAACATGTGCTATCGCACCATGATAGGTAGATGCAGATGGTAAGTCTGTCATATTGTTATACAAGAAAGGTATAACATTATTAGTTGCTGCACCCTCTATCTTTTGAGCAAATGTAGTAACACCTGATACATTTAAGTTATCAATATTAGCATGACCATCAATGTCTATGTCAGCGTTTAGTGTAAGATTGTGATTGAATGTGGTTGAACCTGAAAAAGTTGTTACACCTGAAACAGAAAGATTATCTAAGTTTGTATGTCCATCAACATCTAAGTCTGAATTCAAGTCTATAGGGCTAGAAAATGTTGCAGTTTCCGAAACATTTAATACATCTAAATCAGTTTGCCCATCAACATCTAGATTGTTTACGGTTGCAATACCACTGATACTTGCATTATCTAAGTTTGTATGACCATCAACATCTAAATCTGCATTTAAATCAACGTTACCAGATATGATAGTATTACTTACAATATTACCTGTTAAATCACCTACGAATGATGTCGCAGTTACAATACCAGAAGCGTTAATATTACCAGCAGAACTAATTCCAACTCCTTTTTCGCCAGCGTCAATATTATTTCCCACTTGAATGGTGCTTCTAGGGTCAGTGGTCCCGACACCCACGTTGCCACCTGTATTAAAGATACTTGTATATCCTAAACCTACATCAACATCTTCCCATTGTGATGTTGGCATACCCTGTAAAAATCTAGCATCACCAAAAAATGTAACTATTCCTGAACCTGCTGCTGTTATAATACCACTCTTTATACTTACACCTGTACCGATTATTTCATTTGGATCTAATGTTGTTATAGTTACTATACCTATTTTAGCATTTGTAATACTTGTAAAACCACTAATAACAGCGTTACCACGAACATCAAGAGCTTCCGCTGGCACTGTGGTTCCAATACCAACCAGACCAGTGGTGGTTACTAACAGATTGTCATCATCAACCTGTACCCCGTTACGAAAATTAAAATTCTTCTTGATATTTGCCATCAGATATTTTTTTAGTTATTTATGAGGACTCTAGTGCTGTAACTTTTGCTGAAAGTTCTTTAACAGCTTGTATTAAAACAGGTATTAATCTTTCATAACGAACTGCCTTATGACCATCTTCTCTTGTAGTTGTGATACCTGGTAATCCAAGTGCCTCAACTTCTTGTGCAATTACACCAGTGTCATCACCAATTGATTCATTATAAGACCCAGACTTCCATGTAAATGTATTACCACTAATCGAATTAACTTTATCTAGTGCATTAGGAATAACATTTATATTTTCTTTTAGATTCAAGTCAGATGAGTTAAATGCAATAATATCATTACCAGCAACAATTTTACCTTCAACACCTAAACTTCCATTTTGTATCACAACAGCAGCGGAGTCTTTGTTGACCTGTCCAACACCATTTGGGTCAGTAGCATCTACAGTAAGAGTTCCATCAATCTCACAGTTAGCAGTCACATGGACTTTATCATTGGAAGAGTCTAAAAATAAATCACCAGAAGTGGTATCTATAGTAGTACCATTAGTGAATCCAAGTCTTATATCATTTGCCCTTACATTACCCTGAACCCTTAATTGTGTTCCATCATAAGTGAACAAGGATGTAGTGCTTGTTGTATCAGTTGCATTATTAAACAAAACTGCATTTGCCAATCCAACTACGTTAGTGGCTGTGGAAGCAGTAGTAGAATTTCCAGAGAAGGTGCCACTGAAAAAACTTGCTGATAATGTATTAGTAGCTAAATCGAATGTTAAGGTAGAGTCAGTTGCACCAGTAATCATTGTACCACTGAGAACATCAGTAAGAACAACACGTTGAACACCTGTTGCAGGTTCACTCATCGTAGCACCAGTATTAGATAAGTTAGCCCCATCTCCGATGAAATTAACAGCGTGAATTTCTTTGAAACGTAAATTTGTAGCTCCTATATCAGAATTATTATCAAGGCTAGGTAATATATTGCCACCAATAACAAGATCTTTACCAAGACCCAAACCACCATCAATAACAGCTGCACCTGTGATAGTGCTTGTTGAATTAACAGTGCTATTAACATTTAATTGTCCTGTGTCAGCAATGTTAACATTACCAGTTACATCTAATTTCTTATTTGGATTTGCTAATCTTACATTCTCGTTAAATGTGACTGGACCATCAAACTGAGATAATATCTGTTTTGATGTACCACCTTCAACAAGTAATCTTTCCTTAACAACAACCTCATCAGCAACGATACTTAATCTATTTGGGTCTTCACCTGTAACTGTGGGTATTGGTATGTCGAAGGTTGTTTGTTGTCCACTAGCAGAAGCTATCTTGGTGTTTCCAATATAGAAATCACCTTTATCATTCATACCTGTGTAAACAACGTTACCACAAGATGTTTCTTGTGATTGTGTAAGGAATTCCTCTCTTTCTGATAGTGATCTATTCTGTAACTGAGGTAATGCAGTTGAGTAGTTACCTGGACCATAACCAACATATTCAAATGTATGACCTGATGCTCTTAAAATAGATGGTCTACGAAGTTCAATTGGTACTGGTTTTATCTTCTTAATTTTTGATCCGTCAGGATGAGAATTACTTATTGTTCCTAATGCACCACGAATAACTGATATTTCATCTCCACTTCCACTCAAAGAATTAGAAGCGATTCTCATGAATTCACCTTCTATTTCGATGTAGGAACCGAGAGGAAATCTACTTGTAATTGATGTAGCATCTACAGTTGAATCAGGAAGAGTAACTTTAATTGCAGCTTTCGATGAATTAATTGCTTCATTTAATATTAATGTTTCATGATCAAATATAGATAGTCCTCTTATACCTAGATTTTCACCTGCTTTACTTGAAAGTGCTTCATTATCAGATAATCCATGTTTTAAAACATACTTAGGATTTGTAAGAGCACTTGTAGTTTTAGCGGAGAATTGATTTGTATTTCCTACACCTGCAACTATAAAATCACCTAAAGTTGTATCAGTATTATCTAATACTCTAAATTTATTACCAACTACTAATCCATGTGCAGCTGTAGTATTGATTGTTGTAATTCCTACATTTGCATCAAAAACTTGCGAACCAACAGCATTCCAAGGTCCTAAGTCTATAATCTGTTGACCATCCAATAATTTGTCGGTAGCAGATTTGATAACAACAATTTGTTTCTTGGTATTAATGGTTGAGATACGATGATATGAATCAGTACCAGTTGAAATACCAGTTACTTGAATATAATTTCCTGTGGCAGATGATATTCCAGCAGAAGTAACTGTCACTCTACCATCTGGACCACCACCAATACCACCTTCAGCTACGGGTGAACTATCAAAATAATATGTACCAGGAATATATCCAGAACCACCCTCTTTTACAGTTGCAGCAGTAACTGAATTTCCAGACACAGTGACATCTGCAGTTGCTCCGTTCCAAACTGCTACTGATGGAGATGCATTACTATTAAACAATTTAATATTGTAATATGTTCCGTTTGTATGTCCAGATCCACCTGTTATTCCAGAATGAAACTTAAGTGCTTGTAATCCATGCACTTCTTCTAGATCAATGACAGAATTGTTAGAATTATTAGTTACAGATACTATGCCAACTGTAGCGTCAAATGATTTTAAGAATTTATTAGTTGTCTCTCTAGTGATACTCTTCTTCAAGTCATTGGTGACAACATCACCAAGAGGGAATCTTTTTGCAAAAGAGGTAGCTTCTGGTGGGTTAGCATCTACATTATCACGGTCATATTCAGGATATAAGTTAACAATATTTTGATTATACTTACTATCATCAAATTCACCAGACGTTTCAGTCATCGCATTGTCACTATTCAACACGAATAAATGGTAGATACCATCTTGAACACCATCAATATAAGGTGTTACTACCTCCGTTCTGTATACAAAGAAATTATCTTTATTATCATTTCTACTAAATCTTGGTAGTAAAGCTGTCCTTGTTTGAGTATTGTTAGTAAATGTTCCAACTGTGTGTGTGATACCTTCTACATCTGTATTTGAATACTTAAATTCTTTATCATTGACAATCGAATCTACAATGAAAGTACCGTTGTATGCTTTATTTTCAAGACCAGTTGAGTTAGTTGTGCTGAGTACATTTTTAACAACAATCTGATCTCCTACACCGAGGTTGTGTGGTTTATCGGAACGAATAGTGACAAGATTCAAAGAACTATTAAAACTCGCTTGTGATATGAATCGAGTATTTCTATCAAACCCATAGTCAGATGAAGTAATGGAAGTTTTAGTAAAATCAGTGTTAGCTAAAACTGTTGTAAAGTTTGAATCTTGTAAGACAAATCCATCAACAGGATCTCTTCCATTAGTTAATTCTTTTGGAACAACATATCTTAGTTTGTAAATTTTCTCATCTAAACTTCTATCATCATCTCTTCTTAAGATATATGAAATATCATCAGATACGATTGTACCATCATTAATCTTAGGATGTAGAGTATTTCCTGTTGGAAGTGTATGTATAAACCATCTTCCACGAGAGGTATCAAATTGTATAGGATGTCCAGAGTCATTAGGTTTCTTATCTGATACTCGACTTATAATTCTAAACTTGTCAGTGGTATTTGCAACTGTGTTAATAAAAATAGGATCTGCTAAATCAGCATTAGTTTTAGATGATGCTATCCTTATTTGAAGATTTGATAATTCATCATCATTTCCACCCACTCCTGTACCAGTGATAGCAAAATATACTGTATGAGGATCTAAGTTTTCTGGTAAATCACCATTATCAGCGATTACACGAATAGATTCTCCATTTTGTAATTCGTGACCTTCTCCAATTGTGAATACAGATTGAACCTGTGCGTTTGCAGCAGAGTGTACTGCTTCATAATTTTTTTCTGATGTATCTGATGTGGCAGCAGCACCGTTAGACATAACGACAGTAGCTTCATAACTTACACCAGCTTTGTCAACAAAGATTTTCTCACCAACTTTAGCACCTATTCTAAAACCTTGTGCTATATGTGATGGTGGAACTGTTACAGTTTCTTGTCCAAAAAGATATAGTTTAGATGTGCTTGACGCTGTATCTTTGAATAACTGTAGATATTCAATTTTTTGATCACTCGTTACAATTGAACGTGGATTGATAACTGATGTAATAAATCCTTTGTCATCTTTCGCAAATGCTTCTTTTTTGAAACCTTCAGCAGCGAGAGAGAAAGTACCAAAGTTAGAGTTAGAGTTTGTAATAGATGCGTCAGCACCATTTATCATATTAAAATGTTTATCGAAACCAATCGCAAAGACAGATACAATTTGAACAACAGCATCATTAGATACTTTAATATGACTTGTTCTCCATCCCTTACGATAATTCGCTTCTTGATCTAAGTGATATACTGTTTCTGGATTAGTAGATGATGATTCAGATGAAAGTAATGAACCAGTCTGTTTTGAAAAAGCAATACCACTATATCTTCTGTTTGTACTATCATATTTTACAAATGCTCTATCATCTTTTTGAAGTGAAACAGCAGTAAACTGTGCCACAACCATCGATCTAAATCCTGTTGCTTTCTTACCATCAGCATGCATACCCTGCATACCAAATACAGAACGTAGTGATGTATTAAAGATATATGGGGAAGCACCCGTTACTGTATCAGTTTCAACAAGAACTTGCCCGTTAGAACTACTCAATCCACCAGCAGAACCCGCTGGTAAGTTTGGTCTAACAAATGGTAGTGAATACTGAAATCTAGTTGAATCAATAACATTTGATACTTTAGTTGATATGTTATAATCTGATACGTTGATACCACGAATCTTAATAGGTGTACCACCTGTAAGATTATGCTCTATGTTAGTTGTAACAGTAACTACTTGACCTGGTGTTGCTCCATCACCAGATTCTATATTTGAAATATTTAATGGGTCAGTTGCAAATGCACCAACAATTTCAAATTCAGGTCTTTGTGGGGAGAATCCTTTAGGTGCAGAGGGATATTTTTGTGTTATAGATCTCCTTGCTGCAGCTTCGTTGTAAGCATTTGATAACTTACTGTAATAGATGTCTAAATCTGTTAAATCACTGAACTGTTCTAATCTATTAACACCATCAGCATATTCAAAACAAGTAAGTTTATGGTGAGAGAATGTTGGTTTTGATTTATTATTTGAACTAAAATCAACTGGGTCTGTATAAACCAATCCTTTGTCATCACCATCAAAGAAAGTAAACTGCCAAAAATAACATGCACCAGTTATTCTGAATAAGGCACTTTGACCTGCGTTTAGGTCAGTTGGGTTAGGTACATATAAAGGTCTTATCTTTGTCTTTCTTAAATCTAGTCCAACTATAGAAGTACCTCTAGGTACAACAACACCACCATTTACACTATTAAACTTATAAAGTATATTATCTTCTTGGGTTAAATCAAAATTAGAATTCAGTGTGAGAGTAAAAGTATTAAGAGCACCAGAGATAGCACCACTAGGACTAATAGCTTTTGCTACTCCAGCATCACTTCTGATACCAAAACCAGGTCTATTATCAAGTATATGCTCGCCAGGAAAAAGTAATATTGTTGTTCTTTCTACTAAATCATTATCATCACCAGCAAGATAGGAGAATCTAGCAGACTCTATCAGTGCTCTCTGAATAGTTTTGAAGGGTTTTGTTAATGAATTACCTTGATTATCAATCGCATCAGTCGAATCAAGATCATTTGGATTTACATAAAGGATACGACCCTCTGTATTCTTTATAAAATTCTCTAACTTATTAAGAGGCATCTTTTTTAACTACTATAAA